GCCTCGCATACCTTTAGTGTATGCGTAGTGCATCTGGGTGATCGGATCATCGCGCCAGTGCCGGATCGCCTCCCAGATTTCAGCTGTCGTAGTTACGTCTAGGCCGTTGTAGATTTGATCGGGCGAGGCCCCGGCTGGATAGTTTTCGGCGAAATGCAGAACTTTTGCCATTAGCTATACCTCGTGAGAGGTCGTCCTATGGGCCGACTATCTCGCACAGATTGCAGCAGGTTCTGGCTACGAGTGCCTTGTTCGAGAATGTGCTCTAACGCTACGCAGCGCGGCCTATGGCAAGAGTGCATGACGTCTAAACGCTTATCGGTTTTTAGTCCGTGTAGCTGGCGACAGACATGTGTAGCCATATAGGACTTGCCGCGGAAGCTGAACTGTCCGTATCCTCCAGTATCACGCCGGCCAAGCCACAGACAACAGCCGAGTTCATCGGGCGGTGCCACCCATCTCCAGAACGCACAGAACAGGCTGCAATACTTAATGCTACCATAAGGGGCTACGAACCCTTGCCTGCAGTAGTGGCAGGAGATCTGGTACTTGACACGGGCTGTATGTATTTGAGGAGGGACGATGATTTCTGCCATTTCGATAGCCTTCCTATTTTGCGCTCAGAAACAGGTAGATCAAAGCGGACAGCCCACCGAGCGCCAGCCCGCATCCCCCGGCTCCACCCGTAGTCAGTATAAATCGCCATAGCATCTGCACGTTTAATGAACTCCACAGCTAGTCGTAGACCGAGTTTGCGCGCTTCTGGTGAACGATCGTTCAGCATCTGCGTAAAGAAGCCATGAGAAGCGAAGGGAGCCTCGCCACGGGAGATTGAGTCCGCGATGGCGAAGCGAAGATAGTTCCAGTTCCTGATCAGGCCCTCGGCGGTTTTCGCAGCGTACCGGCTCTCGATAATGACGAGGGGAAGTCTCATTATTTCTCCTTGCCGACATCGGAACCTCTCGGGCGTTTAGACTTCCAGGGGGGCGTGGCCGCATACACAGCAGCTAGTGACTCGAGATCCTTTGCCAGCTCGCTGTATCGGGCATGATGAAGGAGCATGGTGTCTTCGATCGGTCCACCAGTCGGGTAGATACCGTAGTGGGCCAGCCAATAAGTGTCGTATTGGCCGTTCTGAAACACCTTCGGGATCGGCCGGTGAAGCTGTTTGCGGAGCCAGGCCCATGCGGCTATTTCTTCCTCTCGCGTTTCCCAGTAGTGGTAGCCCGGCTTGGAACGGTCAACGAAGGGGATGACGATGCCGAGACTAGGGCGAGCCGCCAGACCCACCATTGTAATAAGTTTGCTTCCCGTCGTCTCAATATCGCAGGCGATGTAACTGGCGGACTCCAAGTAGTATTCCTCGAAGAGGAGGAGGTCTGTGAGCGTCGGTTCGAGCCAGAGCGTTTTATGAGTGTGCCGCACCTCAGGAAAAGCACTCTCACGTTTCGCCTTGATGATATCCACCTGGACATTAGCGCGGGCAGTCGCTCCTTGGAAGATAGAGAGGAGGGTCGGTAGCACCTTAACTGGGCGGAGAGTGCCCAGTAGACAGTGGCCCCGTATGGAGGAGACTCCAGTGAGACCGGTGAGGGCACGGAGTGCGGTATTCCCCATCGCCAATATAAGGTTCGGCTTAGCAACGTCGATTTCCTTTCCTAAGCGCTGTAGCGCGCTTTCACGGATCTCATCGTTCTCCCAGAGACGAGAAATGACATCTCCAGGAGGTCGTTCATTGAAGACGTTTGATAGAGAAAGATCGGCTCGCTTGAGCCCAACGTTTCGGAACAGCTGAAAGAGAGCGTGGCCGTACCGGCCGGTGAGCGGGGAGCCAGTGACTTCTTCTGTTTCTGCAAATGCTTCTCCTACGACCATTAAAGGCGCACCAGGGACGAGTGAGTCAGACCAGCGGCCGCTCATACTATGCCCTCAATTATGGTATCTGTGGCCAGCCGGCGTCTGACGGTGTGGTGAGAGAGGTCCACGTATTTCTGCTCACTATCAAGGCCAACAGCGCGTCTTGCTTTGAGGCTAACCGCTGCTGCAATGGCTGTTCCAGAACCGCAGGTAGGGTCAAGGAGGTCTGTGTTCTCGTCGACCAGCATGGAGAGGAAATGCTCAACAACCTGGAGGGGCTTTTCAGAAATGTGCTCGCTGTCAGAAGCGCCCCGAGGGTGAGAGATAGAATTGGAAACGGGCCTAACGATAAAACGGTCTCCCCATGTGATGAAGAGGGCCATTTCATAAGTCCGCCTGGGCCCTCGTCTGGGGTCCGGTATAATGCCTGCCAGGTCTGCTTTATGCCAGATAAGCGGGTACTCATCTACAACGAACCCAGGTTCGGACCTAAACCGCCCAGCCGCAGCGGCTCGGTGTTTAGCAGCGGTCCAGAAGACCATGTGCCCAGCGGGTGCGAAAAGTTTATGGCGAGCGATGAGCAAAGTGTCGAGGAGCTGGAAGAATAATTCTGGCCGGTCGTCATAGCGATCTGACTGACGAGAAGCCTGCATCTGTGCGTCGTGCATAGACAGTCCGTATGGGAAGTCACAGTGTAGCACATTGAAGGGCCTTTCGTCATAAGCTATAGCCCAGGAAAGGAAATCAGCACAGTACAACTCGAAAGGCGCCTTCGGCGCCACTGGTCCCATCGGCATCAGTTGATCGGTGATAGCTGCATCAATATCACGGGCTTGCCGGCGTGCGTACTGGTTGTAGATAGCCTTGGCAGAGGTTTCCCTTAGCAGTTCAGGGTTCTTCTTGATTTCCTGCTCGACGGTCAGCATACGGCTGACGAAGGCGGGCGTGACGTTCAGGGCTGTCGCGGTGCGAGCGGCCGTCCAATCCGGCTGAGTGGCCGTGTAAGCGTCATGCAGCTGCCGTATCGCCTTCACTTGGTCTTTCCAGTCGAGGTCGCTCCGCTTGAGGTTCTCCTCCAGCTCGATGATCTTTCGCTCGTTTTCGGGGAGATCTTCCCAGAGGGTGACTGCAATTTCTTTCAGGCCGAGGGCCTTATGCGCCTCGAGACGGCGCTGCCCGGCAAGCAGCCTCCCGCTTCGGTCAACTACTATCGGATGCAGCAGGCCGTTCCGGGCTATGCTCGCCTTCAGCTCGTCTAATTGGGCCGGATCGATAGCAGAGCGTTGCCGATCTTCGACCTTGATGTCGGATATCCGCATGAGGGCTCCAGAAGAAAGGGGCGGCCCGAAGGCCGCCCCAGTTGGCTACGTCCGATCCGGACCGAGTTCGTTGATGAAGGAGACCATCTCCGAGGGCCTCCGCTTGGACGGCTGCATCACCATCGTGCCAGTGCAGTACTTGCCCTGGAGATCCGGGACGATCTGCTTGAACGTCCGGCCGGCGACCTGGACGCCCATAGCCTCGGCGAACTCGCGGAGCCGGTAGGCCGCGTCCTTCGTCATGAAGAAGGAGTAGTTCTGGAGGCGGTTGTTCCAGTCCTCCGGCAAGCGGCTCTGGTCCACGTCGGCCATCGCTGCGATCGGCTTCAGTTCCAACTCGATGAGGGGGGTTTTCTTTTCGTTCTGTGCCTGCCCCGGCGTGTGCTTCAGAATGAGGAAGCGGTAGGTACCGCCAGGGAACGGCGGCGGCCGGATTGCAGTTTCGGCAGACATGTTCATGACATCTTCGAACGACATAGGTCTTCTCCTGCCCTAAGGTTGCGTTACGCCGCTGGCTGGGCTACCGACGGCGCCACCTGGACGGTGTCCAGGAAGCGGAAAAAGAGGGCTAGATCTGCTTTCATCTCGGATGGAACGATGGAAGGTGCGGGAGTTTTGAGATCGAGTGCGGGAGTCATACGGGTGTGCATGATGACTTCGATTTCTCCCTTCGGGTCCTTGCGCTTCTCTAAGGAAAGCATGGAGTTGAAGAAGCGCGGGACCTTAGGAGGGAGCTTGCTTCCCAGGGCGAGCGGGAACCCTTTGAGAGAACCCTGCTGCTCAGGCGAGCCGGTGAACATGATGTGGCTGTTGACCACGACATTGCAGGTTGTCATGTCAGAGAACACTGTTTCCAGGTACTTCTCTACCATGTCCATAGCGGTGCCGTAGTCAGGGATGGTCGCCCGCTCGAAGTGATTGTTCATCGCCTGGACGTAGCGCAGACAGGCATCACCAAAAAAGCCAAGCGTGTCGAGAAAGAGAACGTCCTTGACTCCCCATGTACGAGGGGTGCCCATGTTCACGTTCTTCTCGACCCAGCCCTTGGACAGGTCGCTCATGGCGGTCATAGCCGCCATCGGTATGCCGTGCTCCGCAGAGAGCGGCTTGTCGGTGTACGTCTTAACGAAGACGTTCTGCCGCTTGTTGACAGGCAGAATGCTCGGATCAAGGAGGATCTCGATGCCGGCGTCAAAATCCTGCACGAAGCAGCGATAGTCCGCCTTGGCGAGGGAACCGATCAGGGCCGTCTTGCCGGTGCCGCTAGGCGCGCACATTAAAACTTTATGGGGATGTACTTTGATAGACATTTCTGCGAGGGATGCCATTCAGAATGTCTCCGATGCGGGTTCAAACATGAGATGAGCGAACTCCTGGGCCTCTATCGGCGTCCCCTTGTTCCACGGCCGGAAGTCAAGAAGGCGAGAAGGTTCTGGAAAGGAGCCAGAGAACTGGAGCGCCCTGTCATCGATAGAGAGGTAAGCTGCTGGCTTCGCGATCGGCCAGGCGAGGCGTTCCCGGTACTCGGCCTCTAGCCCGTTGTCAGCGAACCACTTCTGCATAGCCTCGACACCGCCGGGATGCGCGGAGCGGCTGCTATAAATCGCTACCTCAAAGTAATCCATCGCTTCTCGGATGAAGTCGAATGCGCCGGGCACAGGGCCATCCGCAATGTGCGCTACATCGGACCAGCCGCTCGTGTACATGTGCAGGACCCCATCGAAGTCGAGGCACAGAAGGGGTTTCTTGCTCGCCATTAGCTGCTCCAATCGTCCGCGCCGCTGCGGATCTCCAGAGGGTTCCATTGCTTCTTTGTGAAGTGCTGTTGAAGGATCATCGGCCGGATGCTCGGGTCCTTAGAACAGACGCCCCGGAACTGGCACCCAGCATACTTATGGCACGATGACTCGTTGAGTGGCCAGGGGCGATTACCATAGCGCATGGCGTAGCCCTGTGCAATCTCGATCCACTCTAGCGTGTTGGCGAGCCATTCATCTAACTGAGCCTCCGTACGCGGAGCGATGTGCCGGTGAACGCGAGTGAAGGTGACGGCCACCTGACAAGCGTCCACGATGATGCCGGACACAGGCTTGTCGATCAGGACCTTACCGGCGGTGAGGTACCCGGATGTCTGTGCGTCGATAGAGTACTTGATGAAGTACCACTGGCCGAGGGTAGAGGTCGTGTGCTTCCGCTCCT